CTGCACCGCCGCTGCCGCTGCCGGCGCCGCCGCTGCCGCCGCCGCCGCCGCCAATACCACCTGCACCGCCGCTGCCGCTGCCGCCGCCGCCGCCGCCGCCGCCGCCGCCGCCAATACCACCTGCACCGCCGCTGCCGCTGCCGCCGCCGCCGCCCGAGCCGTTAAAAATGCTTGTGTCAGCAAAGGCGGAAATAGCGTTTGTGAGAGGGATTGCAGTGCTAGTGCCTGCTGATCCTGCGCCAGCACTATTGCCAGCACCCCCCGCTACCAAAATGCCGTTACCGCCGTTTGTACCTTGATTCGCTGTGCTTGTTGCGTTTGCATCGCCACCAGAACCGGCAGTACCACCACCGCCTGTTCCTACGTTTCCAGTACCGCCCGCACCTGTCCGGTTGCCGCCTGATGCAAAAGCACCTCCTGCACCGCCGCCACCAGTTCCGAAGTTTGCAACCGAACCCGTTGTAGTTACACCGCCGCCATTGCCACCAAAGCCGCCACCGCCAGTTCCGAAGAAGCTGTTTGCAGCGCTGACGGTCATCGACCCGCCCGCGCCACCATTACCGAAGATGGAGCCCGCACCACCGCCGCCAAAACCTGAATTATTCGATATGTTTGCAACAGTCTTGCCACCACCAGCGCCACCTGATGCCGTAAAGACACCACGTAAGCCGCTTGCCGTGCCAATACCACCTGCACCACCTAAAACAGCAGCAAACGTGCCGCTTGCCTGTTGCAAACCAGCATCGCCGCCCGTGGCTGTAAGTAGCGTACCCACCGATGACGTGCCGCCTGCGTTGCCGTTAGTTGTACCAGTAACCGCAGCGCCACCAGCGCCTACCGTGATCGTCGGCAGTAGCTGACCGGGCACCACATCAATGATGCCCATGACAAAGCCACCACCACCACCACCAGTGCTGGTGCCGCCTGAGTTATTTGAGCCACCAGAACCACCCGCGCCTACACAAACCGCAAGGATTTGATAGACGTTTTGAGGTACGATGAAATTGTTGTAGGTGCCGGGTGCGCCATACACGCGCACGTTGTTCCATTTCGGCGGCGCAACTCTCGTCGGCGCGTTGGGTGGCAAGGGATAGCCGTAATTGCCTTTATTCATCGTTTACTCCTTAGAAGTCGCCACCAAAGGCAATCACGTTGAAGGTTTCCGCGTTGTTGGTCGATGCGCGAAGCGAAAACCCGTTTGGCAGGATGATCGGCAGAAAATGCGCCATCGTGTTGGTGTTCAGGTTGACCTCAAACGATGGCACGGTTGCGCTTGGCGTGGTGGCCAAAACAGGCACCTCATCAATCAGGCGCGAGGTGCTGCCATCATGGATGAACAGGCGGATCATGCCCGCCGTGGTCGTGCCGGTCGCCTTGATGTTGATCGCGTCAATGCGCGATCCGGTCGCAGCGGCAGTGAACACCGTGCCGATGGTTCCGGTGCCGTCGCGGGCCGTGTTGGCTGTGCTGATCTGCGCGATGCCGCATTTGGGCGCCGCGGCGTATGAAGGTACTGCTGCCATGGTGAATCTCCTTTACACAATTCCAAGTGCCAAAGTTGGCTGTTGATCCGCGACGTAATCCCACCTTGCGGACGATCCGTCAGTAACAAGCGCCTTGAACGCATTGCCCGATTGTGATGGCAGTTCAGGCGGATTGGTGGGCGTGATCGACCATGATGCAAACGTGCCGCTGCCTCCGGTGTTTGTCACCACCACCGTCATGGCGCCGGTCGCTGGGGTGAATGCCGTGATGACACCGACCATCCATGCGGTCGAACTGTTAACGATTTCAACAAACTGGTTCACCACAAAGCTTTTTCCGGTCTGCGCCAGCGTCAGCGATTTGGTGCCTAGGCCAATGGCCAGGCTGCTGGTGCTGGTGGCTTGCGTGCCTGGTGCGTTCAAAGCCGTTGCCGCGCTTGCTGCTGCCGCATTGGCGCTGGCCAGGGCTTCCTGTGCTTTGGTGACCGTGTTGCCAGCCACTGCAACCACTTGCGCCAGCGCGGGCACAAAGCGCGTGCGGTGCCCGCCGTTGGCCAGGCCCGTGCTCGGGTTTGAATCGTCGCTGACAGTCGTGCCGTTGCCGCCGACCGCTGGATCAAAATAAACGCTACTCACAGCAGCTCCTTCACTTCAAATTTCACCGAGTACGCGGTGGGCTTGGGCTGCGTCACCGGGCCGATCTGTCGCAAGCGGCCCACAAACGAACGCAGCGGCTGTTGGCCAACATCCTGGCCGCCGTCAGGCATCACCAGCACCTCGCCGCTGATGCCGGCCACGCGCTGCAGGTCCAGGGCGTAGCTGTAGGCCTCGCTGTCGCTGATGTACTCCAGGTCAAAATTGAACACCCTGAACTTGGATCGAATGTCAAAATACTCCGCGCCGGACAGCGACATTTCCACGGGCGTGGGGTCTTGATACCCAAGTGCCGCGCCGTAGGTGTAATTGATGCTCGGGCTCCAGCCGCGTGCAATGAACAGCCGACCGATCTGAACGTATCCAGCCGGGTTGGTCGTGTCGAAGATTTCTACCCTGACGTACCGGGCCGTCACGGTGTTCGTGATCCGATGGATGAACGGAGACTGGTATCCGGCCCGCTGCTCTTGGGTCAGCGTGCCAAGCCAGAAATTGTCGTCCTCCCATTCCAGCAGGTCTTGGGGGATGATGCCGTCAGGCCACGCGTCGATGTATGGACTCTCATAGGACGGCGGCTCAGTGCCCGACACAAAGGCGCCCCACACAAACAGCGTGCGGCCTGACTGGCGATTGCCGAAGCTGTAGCGAACCACGGTATTGCCCGCACTGGTGCCAGTGCCCGTGAGCACCACGCGCCACCAGCCATCCCCGCCATCGGTGGCGTATGCGGTGATCGACGATGCTGTGCCCGCGATGTTGCTCACCATGCCGGTGGTTGCATCAAAATCGCAACTTGCCGTCTGCGTCGTGCCGCCCGTCATCCAGGTGATCTTCAGAGCACCCGCGCCGGTCGAGCCGGTTTTCATGTAGACGGCGTTGGTGACTGTTGACGTGCCCGCCAGAGCCACGTCACGCGTCACAAACCCGCCGTCCATCGAGAAGGCAAGCACTCCGTCTGCCGTGAGGGTTCCGTCTGGCGCAAGCGTTATGTCGCCGGTCACGCTGCAGTTGTCTTTGGTCCAGGCCGCGTTGGTGAAGTCGTTTTGAAAGGTCGTAAACAGGTTGGTGTACGCGGCAACAGAGCCGGCTGTGCTGATTTTGACCTTGGCGTCCACGCTCAGGTTGTGCACGATCAGCGCCAGCACGCCCACAATCTTGGGCGATTGCAGGTCGATCTGAAATTGTGTCGCCGCCGTGGTGGCGTTGCTGGTGCGGCCCACCTTTTGGACTTGGCGGTTTTGCAAGTTGGTCAGGGGAAGCGCGGCCGTCCAAGAGCCGCCCGAGAGGATGCCCTCGTCGGTCCGGTTCTGCCACGCCAAGAAAATGTTTGCCATGCCTCAGCCCCACAAGGTCAGTTCGTACAGGTATCCGCGCATGTTTGTCGTGATACCGATTATCAGGAATTTCTTGCCTGCACTCATGCCAAAGCGGTTGATTTCCAGCTTCACGATCTTGCCCAGGTCAAGCACTGATGCCAGGTTTGCATCAACCCGAATCGTGACCTGGTACACGTCGCGGCGCTGTTTGTAGATGTCCAGCAGGCGCTCGGCTTCGCTGCCTGCGTTGGACTTGTTGACCAGCACCGTCTTGAATTCAAGCTCGGGGCTCAACAGGTTGGCCGTCTTGACGTTCACGTCGCTGGCCTGCGCCCGGCGGTATTCGCTGGCCGTAAATTGCTTGCGACCGGCCGGCACCGTGCTGCCCAGGTCCACCTGAACCGTGTGAATCTTCTCGTAGGCCACTTTGACGCGCCAGGCAGGCACACCCACACCGGGATCGCGGCTTGCGATCCGCTCGATCTTGATGATGTCTGTTTTGGTGATCGTGCCCGCCTCGGTGCCGGTCGGCAGAACGATGCGGCCAATGCGAAACATGCCGCTGGCGTCCGCGCCATACCATGCGCCCACTGAAGCGCAAAGCTCATCAAGCATGTCAATGGCAGAACGGTCCTGGTTGTAGCCCGCATAAACGCCCACCTGGTAGTTGACGGCGGCGTCCAGGGCTGTCACGTCTGCCGATGAAATGTTGGTCGATGGCACCCCTGCCTTCAACAGGATGGCGTTGAACAGCTGGCCAACAGTCCGGGTGGCTCCCTGTGTCACGTCCGCCGTCACCGTGCCGGTGGGCGCAGACCCAAGGCGAATGAAGCATCCGGCTGTGGCGTCATTCCAGACCCGGTACTGCCCAGCGGCAGGGGCATTCGCTTCCATGTCCGCATGGCTGGCGTAGGCCGCGCCTGCGGTCAGCAATGCGCCCCGGTCGTAGGCCGCATTGACTGTGACCACCTGGCCGCCGCTGTGCAGCTGGAATATCAGCCGGCTGGTGTCTGTCTGCGGTGGCGCGATGTTGAACACCTGGCCATAGACCAGTGGCTTGGGCTTGCCGGTGAGGTCATCCCCGCCTTCCAGCCCGCCCGTGCCCGCGTAGCGCACGTCCTGCAGGGGCTTGGCAATGTCCAGTTGCTTGTCGCGCACCCGGACAGTGACCTTGGACCAAGACAGGTCCACCTGCTCCATGGTGCCCGACAGGATCGTGGTCCAAGCAGGCGCAGGCATGTAGGGCAGCATCGTGCCCAAGGTAATCGTGATGCGCCGACCGGCAAAGCTGTAGTTCAGCAGGTCATCGAGCGCCCCGTCGTTGTTGACCAACACCAGCTCGCCGTAACCGATCTGGGTTGCGCCGAAAGTCCGCCCATCCCGGAAACACTCGCGCCGGATGTTCGCCGGCTGTTGGATGCGGTTGTCGTAAAACAGGAAGTCGCTGATCGCGGCGCCTTGCGTCTTGGTGTAGTTGCCAAGCAAACCCGGCTCGTACTGAGCGCCCCACGCCGTCACGCTTCCAGTGGCCGATGCACCCCCAGTCCATGACGCGCCCGCCCCCAATGCCGGAAACAAGGTCTGGTTTGCCGTGCTGGCTGCACTTGCCGATGCGGCAATGTGGACCCGCCACCAGTCGCCGCGACTTTCGACGCCATGCGAATGCACCGTGATGGTCGATGTGCCATTCAGCGTTGCGAGCTGACTTTCTCCGGTGGCCGTGTCGAAATACAGTTCGGCCCGTCCGCCTGCACCCGCCGAGTCAAACGACAGTCGAACAGCCGGGAAGCGTGTGGCCCTGCCGATGCTGTCGCGCTTCACAAAAATTGACCAGCACATGACGCTGCCGGCGGTGTAGGTGATGCCCGTGCGCTGCAGGTAGCCGATGGCGGCGACATCGTTCTCGGTAAGCACGAACGCCGTGCTGTCGCCAATCGGTGACGCCTGGCCAGATGTAAGTGTGGTCTGAGCCTTGAGCCAATCCGCGTTGGAAAAATCCTCGCTCCATGCCAGCAGGTTGCGCCCGCCCGTGACGTAGGCCTGCGTCCCGTAGCGCAGCGTCCTAACCCCCGCGATGGCGGGGTCGTAGGCGTCAATCTCTGCAATGATGATCTGGGCCATGCGTTACGCCCCCAAATCGGCGGTGTAGGTCGGCGCAACCGCTGCCAGCGATGCGCTGGTCGCAGCGTTTGCCGCCGCGCTTGCTGCAGCGCCTGCAGCTGCCGCAGCACTTTGCGCAGCTGCAACAGCCGACTGCGAAATGCTGGCAATCGAATCGAGTTTCCCGCCGATGGACTCCAGCAGGGTGTTGCTCTTTTCGATGCCCGTGGCCATGGCCGTGGTGGCTTCTGCCGTTACCTCGGTGGGGTCAAGAATCTTGTTCAACACGGCTACCTGCGGGGCCGCCTCGATCAGCTCGGCGATGGTGGTGTCGTTTTCCTTGATGTAGTCAGCCACGCCGGCAAAGGCCGGGGCCAGGTCCAGCAGCGCGTTAAGCTGTTTGCGGCCTTCCTCGGTCTCTACGTTACGCGACTCGACAAGTGCCCGGAAGTCCTGGCGGGTAGCCAATGTGGTCGCGTCGATGCCCACGGCATTGAGCGCGTTCACGATGTCGCGGGCCATCATGCCGGCCTGCTCATCCTGACTGTAATACTCCTTCACGAACGCGGACGCCTTGGCCATCAGCGACTCGATGCCACCGGCCATGCCGATCAGCGCCTCGCGGGCATCGATGGACGACCCGGCGATGGTCGAGAAGATGCCGCCCAGTTGGTTGATGCTGGCGCTAAATTCTTGCAGCACAATCAAGCGCCGCATGGTTTCAGCCAGTGTTTCAAAATACGTTGTAACTGTTTTTGTAACGCCAAAAATGCTTGTTGAAGTTTCTTCGGTTTTTTTTCTGAATGGCTCAAGAACGTCTGCGTATTGTGCGGAAAGCGATTCTTCGTAAGTTTGCAAGGCAGTTACGATTGCCTGCCGATCTTCTTCAGCTTTGCCGGTAACTTTAATGCGGAAATTTGTTGTTACAGAGGAAAGAACGTCACTTGGCAACTGCAAAGCTGCCGCGTAGTTTTTGATTTGTTCATAAATCTCACCAGCACCAATGCTCAAAACGTTTGCGATTTCTTTTGGCATATCTGCCCAATCAGCCCGCCCATTTTCAAGAGTTCCACTTTTGTCGCTACGAAAATATCCACCTTTTTGACGCCATTCGGAATACATCTGGCCGGTGGCTTCTCCGCCGCCAAACGAACCGACCAATCCTTGCTCGATGACCTCCTTGGGCTTGCGACCAAAGGCCCGGTTCACCAGACCCGTAACCGCGCCAATGGCGGCGCCGACGATAGGGCCGCCAATGGCGCTGCCGACAGCCATTCCAATATCCTGGAACGTGTTGTAGCCCTTGCCGACGCTGTAGCCGCCGCTGATGGTGTTGCTGGCGAATTTGCCCAGGCCGTACCCGGCCATGGCGTTGCCGGCCATGCCAAGGTAGCTGCCCATCGCAGGGTTGGCCTGCATCCAGTCGCCCATGCCGGCCAGCGTGCTGTTGCTGCTGGTCGCCATCCAGTCGCCGGCGCGTGTCCACATGCCGGACGCGCCCGCGCTGATGGTCGAGCCGTTGAGGAAGTTCATGCCGCCGGTGATGAGGTTCGACAGGCCGCTCATGCCTCCGCCACCGCCGCCAGTCGATGCCATGGCGCTGCTAGGCATCCCGAACATTCCCATAACTCCATTAACCACGCCCATAACTGGCTGCACAGCCAGCTTGACCACAAACGATTTGAAAGCGTTGACTATGTAATCCTTGAGTGAGTCCATCATGGACTTGCCAGATTCAAAACCTCGCATCAAAGAATCGGTCAAGGCTCGCTCAATGTTCTCGGCAGCGCGCTTCCACTCGTCCGCTGTATCCTTGGCGGCCTGCAGCACTTGGCCCTCGGCCAGCAGGTCAGCACGCACGCGCAACAGTCTGGCCTGTTCCTCAAGCGCCCTGTTGCCGCCCTGGTTGGCGGCTTCAAATTCCTTGTCGGTGGCTGTCGCACGCAGGACAGCAATTTCTCTATCTCGCACCGCCTTTTCGCCCAGGCGCAGCGCGTCGTTTTGTTCCATCAGCCGGACGTTGCCCTCGCGCAAGGCCTCCACCTCTTTCCATTCGGCCTCGGTCAGCTTTGTGCTGTGCTCGGCTACCTTGCGCTGGGCCTCCACCATGTCGCGGTTGGCGTCGATCCGCTTTTCCGTGGCGATCAGGTTTTCCAGGGACGCCACCAGTGCACGCTTTTCTGCGTCCGTCAGCTTGATGCGGCCCTGCTGCAGGTCTTGCATGACCTTCAGCGCCGTCTGTTCGGCCTTGGTCAGCTTGCCGTTGGCCTGTCCGTTGGCCAGCAAAGCGGCAGTCTGATCTTCCAGGCTGTCCATCAGCTTTTTGACCTCGGCCACCCGCTTCTGCTCGGCTTTGGTGGCTTCCTCGTTGGCGACTGCGGACTTGAGCACGGCGCCCTGAAGCGTGCCGTGCCGGGCCGTCAGCCGGGCCATTTCGTTGCTGTTCTCTGCAGCCGTCAGGCTGTGGTTCCTGAGCACGTCACGCGCCTGCAGCACGCGATCAGTGGCGCCGACCACGCTGGCCGTGAATCGGTTGTGCGCGTCCCGCGTGGCCTCGTTTTCAGCCCGCAGCGTCCGGTAGGCGACAGTCATGCCTTCCAGCCCACCTTCCTGGAAGGCCTTGGCCAGGGTCGCCACGTCGGAAAACGCCTTGCCGATGCCCTTGACGATGTAGGCCACCTCGGCGCCGATGACGATCAGGGTCTCAAAGACCGTGCCCAGCACCCGGATGGCAATGCCGGCCAGGTCCAGCTGGCCGGTCGTGCCTTTGGTGGCCTCGCCCCAATCCTTGAAGGCTGCCGTGATCTGCTTCACCCAATCGGCCAAGCCGCCCACAATCACGGCCAGCCCGCTGGTGGCGCCGGTGGCGTTGTTGAGCTCGGTGGTGAACACCCCCACGTCGTTCTTGAGCCGGGTGAATGCGCCGCCCACCGTGTCGGGGATGCCCTGCGCTTCCTGCTGCAGCTGGCCCAGCGACTTCATCAGGGCGTTGCCCACCACGTCCGCTGTCAGCTTGCCCTCGCCGGACATTTTCTTCAGCTGCTCGATGGGCACGTTCATGCCCTCGGCCAGCGCCTTCATGAACCTGGGGCTGGCTTCCGCGATGGAACGGAATTCGTCGCCGTTCAAGCGGCCCGATGCCATAGCCTGCGCAAACTGCAGGGTGGCGCTGGCCGCTTCGGTCGTGCTGGCACCGCCCACGCGCAAGGCCAGGGCAAAGGATTCGGTGATCTTGGTGGTCTCGGCAGTCGTGCCGCCCAGGCGTTTCACCGGGTCGTGCAGCTTGGCGTACAGCTGGCCCATTTCCTGTAGGCCGATGTTGTTCTGCTGCGCGATCCGGTACACGTCCTGCTGGACGCTCTCGAATTCCTTTTGGCCAGAGGTGACCAGCTTCAGCCGGGCCTGCATTTGGGACATGGCATCGGCGGTCTTGATGAACGCGCCGGCCAGGTCCATGGCCTTGTCGATGGCGAAAAAGCCGATCAGGGCATTGCGGGCCTGGTTGGCGACATTCTTGATGCCCTCCAAGCTGCCGCCGACCGTGCGCTCGGCCTGCTGCATCTGCGAGCGAAGCTGTGCCGTGTCAGCCGCAATGCGGATCAACATTTCACTGACAACAGCCATGGCTCAACCCTTCTTCTTGCTTGCACGCCGAAGAAACGCGGCGTCTAGCTCGATTATCGTGTCCAACTCCCAGGCTGTCAGCCGCACATCGTACAAACGCTGCCAGGCCTCGATTTCCTGCAGGCTGATGCCTGAAGCGCCGAAGCCGGCAGGCCGCGATCTGGCGATCTGCACATAGGCTGTCCACAGGGACAGCCCGTCGCGGGGGCACTCGTTGAACAGTCGCTCGTCAATCCGCCCGGTCTCCGCTGCACGCTGCAGGTGGGTGCGCAGCGATGCGCCGTCCCCCTGCAACTCGGATAACTCCGCCTCGGTTGAGGCAAAGTCGATCAGGCGGCGGCGGAGACCCGCGTAAAAGCCTCGGCATCGTCGAAGGCCTCTTTGATGGCCTTGCGGAACCAGGCCCGCTTCTTGTCGTAGAGCAGCTTGGTCACGTTGTCGCGGGTGCAAGGCAGCGGCTGGCCTTGGAAGGCCACGCCACGCCAGCCCAGAATGCAGTCCGTGAGCAGGTCGTTTTCCTCGGCCTCGTCCTCTGCCGGGTCTCCGAATTCCATCTTGCCGGTCTTGGCAAGCTGCTTGCGAATCTTGCGCTGCTTCTCGAAGGCAAAACGCTTGCGCTTGGGGTGCTCAGGCCCGGCGATGGTGACAAAGATGGGCAGCGGCTGGCCGTTGCGCTTGAGCTGGATTTCTGCCGACTCGACATCCTCAACAGTGGACAGGTCGAACAGCTCGGCCTCAACAGGCACGGGAACGGGTTGGGGGGTGTGGACGATGTTTTCCATTTGAACCTCGCAGGTGGTTACAGTGATTTGCCCTTGCCCAGCGACTGCTCCACCTGCGAAATGGAGACAGCCGCCGGGTAGGTGCCCTATTGTCAGGCTTACGCCTGAGAATCGTATTGCCAATGGTAGCCGTAGGCGCTAGGGACTTGCCCGCACAAAGCGGACTTGATGTTCCCCCACTTTCCTAGACCACCAAGGGCCAGCGCCGCATCTTTCGATGAAGCGAATTTCAATACATCACCGCCAGCCTTTGGCTTGGCAATGACGGCGCGGACAGCAGCGACAAGACCTACCGCCCTTGCGTGCTGCATATTCTCGGCGCGGGTACACCACTCCAGATTGGAGGCGGCATTGTTTGCCTTGTCGCCGTCAATGTGGTTCACATCCATGCCGTCGCGCTCGCCGTGGAAGGCCATCGCCACCAGCCGGTGAACGTTGACCGCCTTCTGCTTCCCGCCGACACAGATGCGAACCGCAGCGTAACCATTGGAGTCGCGCCAGGGCTTGATGATCTTCCCGGCCAGCGCGACCGATACAACGGCGCCCCAGCGGCCCATCTTGAAGATGGTACGAGGCAGCGAGCGGATTTCGCCCGCATCGCTTGCCTCGTAAGCGCCACCCGTTCCAGGGATGGCCTTCCACACCTTACTCATGCGGCACTGTCCTGCATCAAGAACGTGGTGCGCTCGGTCTTGACGCCAGTGCCGCCCGCTGTGTTCAGCAGGGCCTGGAAACTGAAGGTCTGCACCAGACCGCCGTCGCCGTCATCCTTGTTGGCGCTGCCCACCTTGATGCGGGGCAGGATGGTCGTCACAAAGTCGGCAGCGGCGCTGTTGTCGCTGGTGAACACGCCCAACAGGTCAATCTCGGTCTCGTTGACGAAGGCATTGCGCAGGTCAACGCTGTCGAAGTACGCCGTGAACTGGCCAGTCACCATCACCTTGCCGGGGAACAGCTGGGGGATGGTGTTGGCACCCACCACCGGGTCGCCGGTGTAGTTGGTGTTGATGTCGATGGTCAGGCCTGTCACCGTGGCGACAGTCGAACCGGCCACGCGCAGGATGCCGTTCACCGCAGCCAGGGCGCCGGTCGTGGTGACCGCTGCCGGAGTGGTGAAGTACTGCGCGTTCTCGGCCACGTTGCCGCGCTTGGCCACGCTGGCCAGGTCTTGGCCCTGCACATCGAAGGCCACCGTGGCCAGGCCGGAAGGCGGCAGGCTCAGGCTGGCCTTGGTCAGCTTGTTGCCCAGGAACAGCTCGGACTGGCCGATGTCGCTGTACCAGTGCTCGAAAGCGATGGACTTGTCGGTGTGGCCAGTCGTGGGGATGAAGGTCTTTTTGCCAACCACCGTCACGGTCGTGGAGCTGATCGGGCCTTCGGCCACCAGGCTGGTGCCGTTGAGCACGATGACCGTGGCCACCGTGGCCGTCAGGTCCGTGACCATCAGGTTCTTGGCAGCGTTGCCAGCATCGAGGCCAGCGCCGGACAGACGGATCACGTCACCAACCTTGACGCCAGCCGTCAGGAAGTCGCCAGCGCCACGGGTCACCGTGTAGGTGGGGCCGGTACCGGCGATGGTCACCGACAGGCCGGTGATGGCCGACACCGCGGCAAAATCGCGCTTGAGCAGCACGCCGAACATGTCGGCATAGGTCTTGGGCGACAGCTCGCCGGTGACCTGGCCCTGCACGCGGCGCACGCCATGGCGATAGTCCGCGATCTGGAAGTCCGTCCGCTTTTCGTTCGCGGCATAGGCTTCCTTGGCGAGGTCAATCGTGCTTTGCACGCGACGCAGCAGCTGGCCGCCAGTCTGGCCCGGCGCCACGCCGAAAGAGGATTCGACCTTGTAGGCCAACTGTTTGAATAAACCGGCTGCAATCGTCATGATGCGTTCCTTTCAAAAAATCAGATGGGCGTGCCCACCACAGTCATTGTCACCGGGATGATAGCAATCGCTTGCTCGCCCATCGTTCCCTCATCCGTTGCGATTTGACCAATCTCGACCTTGTGGCACAAGCCGCCAAACGTGCAGGCATTCACCATGGCGTTGTCGGGCGCAAACATGGCCGTGATGGCATCCATCAGCGGATTCATGATGGGGCCGGGCTCCTTGCCCTTCGGGTCGCGCACATAGACGTAAATGTCCGCCGACAGCTCCCAGATGATCGTGCGGCCCGGCTGGTACAGCGGCACTTGACCGGTTTGCGCCAGGTAGATCGCAGGCTGTTGCGCAGGCGGCACATCGTTGACGTGTTGCAGCCGGCGCGAAAACGTCCTGACGCCAGGAATGTTGCGCAGCTTGTCCGCCAGGGCGCCGTAATAGGTCTCGCGGGCGATGGTCATGCCGCGCTCCCGCTGTTGCCCTTGGCGATGGACTGGCCGACCACGCGGGCGATGCGCTGGTCAATGTCCTGGCGCATGTCCTGCAGGCTGCTACGCAAGAACGAACGCTCGGGCAGGTTCACGCGCCGGGTGTGGGCCTTCACGCTGTACTTTTGCTTGGCCCCGCGCATGTGCTCGCGCACGTTGACCGTGCCCTTGAAGCCAAACTCATGGATGCGGGCGTACTCGACATTGGTGCCGACACGGGCCTCGATGCCGGTGGCCGATTCGGTGACCTTGAAATTGACCGACCGGCGCAGGCGGCCCGTCTGCACCTTGAGCACCTGGCCGGACAGCTTGCGGTCTTTGACGTGAGCCGTCACATCGACAGCCACGCGGGTGATTTCTCGCTTGAGGTCGGTCAACAGTCGCGCCCTGGTGATGCCCAGGTCGCGCTGCAGCTGCTCCGCGTTGGGGACGGTGACTTCGATCACAGCTTGCCCCAGACCTTGTACTGATCCAGCACCCGCTTGACCGGATCGCTGAAGTCGCCCGTGTTGAAGCTGATCGACTCGCCGGCCAGGGTCTTGCTCGACACGCCCAGGCGGTCCAGCGTCTTGTAGCGCAGGGCCACGGTTTCGCAGCAAGCCAAATCCACGTCATCCGGCACCTCGGCCAAGCCAGCCGTGTAGGTCACCTCCACGTTGTCCAGCCCCGTGTCGAAGCGATACCCGGTCAGGCGCAGGCTGATGTCGTCATAGGTGAAGCCGTTGCCGGTGACGCTGGGGCGAGCCGGGATGGACTGACCGTTGACGCTGACACTCGCCACAGAAATGATCGGGAAGTGGTTGAGCGTCATCTTGCGATTGCCGTTGCCGTCATGCACCTCGGTGCTGGTCTGCACCTCAAACTTGCGCGAACAGTAGACCTCGATGGTGGCGCTCGCCGCGTCGATCATGCGAGACAGCAGACCGTCCGCCGCCGAATCGGTCGGGTCGATCTGCAGGTACTGCTTGACCTTGGCGAGCGTGGTGAGGGCCATCGTCTACCTCAACCGGCGGTGTTGGCCTCCGGCGCCTTGTCGGCGTCGGCCTTGCTTTCGACTTTTCCCGTGACGGGCTCAAAGCCGAAGTCAGCCGCAGCGAGGGCGGCATCAGGCGTCATTTCGAACACGCCCTTTTTGTCAGCCACGAACATTTCGCCGCCGAAGCTAAATGAGCTGGCGGTGTCGTGCTTCATTTTGATGGTCTTGCTCATGTGAACCTCTCGCAGGTGGATTTAGAAAAAGCCCCCAGCCGAAGCCGGGGGCAAGTTGGCAACTACCAACAGGAGGAGTCAACCGTCAAACAGCGATGTTCTTCAGCAGGCCAAAGGCCGGGGTGAAGTACATCTGCAGCAGGCCGTCGCAGTACACGCCGAACTCGTACTTACGGGTGCGGCGCGGCCACTCGATCTGGTAGTAGTCCTGGCGCATTCTCATTTGCGTCAGGGCGCCCACGTTGGCGACCGGGTAGGGCACGCTGTCCGACCAGAACATGATCTGGCCATCAGCCATGTCGGGGTGCACGCGCACCGCGATCTGCTGGTTGGTGATCTTGTTCAGGTAGGTGCCGATCACGGAGCCGGCAGCGATGGTCTGGTTGCCGCCGTTGTCCATGTTGAAGCGGATCAGGGGAGCGCCACCGTTGGCGATGACCAGCTTGTTCATGGCCAGCATCGTCTTGGCAGAGCACCACATCACGCTGGGCGACAGTCGGCTGTTGTCCCAGAACTTGGCCAGCTCGGTGTCCACCTGGCTGATGCCGCCAGCGCCGTCGCTGGTCAGGGCAGTGCCGGTGCCGGGCGTGCCGGTGGCCAGGTCGGTGACCACAGAGCCAGAGCCCGAGGTCATGATCTGGGTCAGCAGGCCGTCGTAGACCAGGCTGTCGCGGCTGTCATCGGCAGCGGGCAGGGCCGAGGCCAGCTGCGTGCCGGCAGCGTTGGCGGTGATCGACACGCTGTTGAGCGTGGTGATCGCGCCCAGGGCTTCCGAACCTGCAGCACCCCAGAACCAGGCGTAGGCGACAGCGCCGGCAACCGGCGTCACGCTTGCGGCGATGGAGCCGGTGGAACCGGAGGCCACGGTGGCGGTGGCAGCAGCCGACTTGCGAGCCAGGCCGGACTTCACGGTGTCGGTCGAGCCGTCAGCGTTGGTGCGGGTGGCGTTCAGGACCAGGCCGCCGGTCACGGTGCCGTATTTCCAGGCGATGTGGGTCAGAGCGACACAGATCACGCTGTAGGTGGCAGCGGCCAGCGAGCCGCCACTGTTGCTGCCAGCGGCAGTCGGGGTCGGGGTCGTGCCCAGGGCCAGGCTGTTGTTGCCGCCCAGAATGACCTGTTCTTCCTGGATGAAAAGGCTGTTCAGCAGGGACTGCGAAGCGCGAGCGCGTGCGTCGTCGAAGTTTTCGGCGGCGTAGTCGGCTTCATAGGTCACGCTGTTTTCCAGGCCCAGGCCACGGTAGGCAGCGGTCTTGTCCTGCACTTCATCGGCGATCACGCCACCACGGTTGCCTTCAGAGACACCGGGGCGCATGTTGTTGGTGTTCACCTTGACGATCTGTTTCCAGTTCGTGGCGGTGCCACCGTTCGCACGATTGCGCGGGATGACGTTACGCAGGGGCGTCAGGACCGGGTAAAGGGTCTTGGCGGCGGGTTGCAGGTCATAAAAGACCAGGCCGGTGGCTTGCGAGAACGACTTGGCGATGTCCTCGGCAAGCTGTGTCGGCTGCATAGCCTTCAACAGGTCGATGGTTTGCTGGGTGCTCATTTCTTCACTCCAAAGTTACAGAAACCCTTGCGGGCGGTTCTCAGTTCGCCGAGGACGGCTTGCTGATCGGGGAGCCGACCACCAAGGGACGCGCAAGCGCGGCCTTGAACATGGACAGCGGATCGTTGGGGTCAGGCTGGAACGAACCACCGGCGGCCAGGCCGTCCTTGGTGTCGTCGTCCTTGTCGATGGTCGTCACGGCGGCCTTGGCGGGCTCGGGCTGGGCTTCCAGCTCCTTTACGCGGGCCTGGGCCTTGGTCAATTCGGCAACAGCCGCCTTTGCCAGGTCGGTCAAGGACTGTTTGTCGGCAACAGTGAGGCCAGCGTCGGTCGCGGCCTTCTTCAGCTCGTCGTCAGCGGTGATGGTGCCCACCTGGGCCTTGGAAAGGTCTTGGCCTTCGTCGGCCTTGTCCATGTCGCCCTTGTCGTAACCCATGTCGCACATGGCTTTGTCGCAGTCGCGCAGCATCTTGTGGATGTTGGCCAACGCGGCTTTGGTGCCCTTGGAGTACATGGCACCGGCCTTGAGCACGTCCACGTTGTCGATGCCGTCAGCCATCGACATTTCGACGGGCTTGGCAGGCGGGTTCAGTTCTTCGCCCAGGTACTTCTGAGCCACTGCACCCAAGGCCAGGTAAGCGGCCTTCATGTCGGCCAGCATTTCGGGCGAGTGCTCGCCGTACTTCTGCTCATAGGCCGCATCGGACATCGCGGTCTTGATGCACTGCAGGGCTTCGATCAGGCGCTGCATGTTGTACATGCCCTTCTCGACCGATTCATCGACAGCCTTGGTAACCTCAGGAACATGCGTCGGCTGGGATTCCCCGGCCCCTGCGGACGGTGCGCCACCATCCTGATCCTGTTCGTCGGCGCCTTCGGCTTTCCAGACGGAAATCACGGCGTCTGGATTTGCCGGACGATCCACCAGTGAAATCTCTGTCAGTCGCAAAGAACTAATCACGCCGTCTGTTTTGCTCAATGCGCGGCCACCAACAGAAAAACCTTTGTAAGTGCCGGTCTGAACCTTTTTGACAGCAACGGGGTCAACCACGATGCACTCAATATAGGTCTTGCCGTCTGCGCCAATTTCCGCTTTGTCCACACGGCCAGCGGCGATCATCTGGTGCATTTCCCTCAAGTTGCCGCTGCCATGCTTGAAGAAGTCGGGCAGGGCTGCTTTCATGGCGTCAGAGGTTATTACTTCGCCTTGGCTGTCAACCGATTCGGCAGATGCAACGCCGGACACAAACAGCGTGCCGTCGTCGCGTTCCTCCATTTTAGTAATTGGTGCGTAAAGTTTCATCGCTTGTTCCTTTATGGCTGGACTAATGTTTCAAGTTTCTTGGCGGCCAGCGTTTTTGCACGCGATGCCTGAATTTTCGCAACCCACTCCGCAGATTTTGGCTTTCCAATTCTGGCGGCTGACATTTTTTGCTTCACTTCCTCGCTCAAAGGCCGACCCTTGAGCTTGTTGCTGATGCGTGTCTTGACCTCATCCGGCAAAGTCGCGCCAAGCCGATAAGAATTGCCGCGCTTTGCATCACCAATAGCTTTGCACTGTTCGTCTGTCAGCTTGACGCCCAACTTTGAGTTGTCTGGGTTTGTGCTGACGTTGTACCCATTCCATGGCAGGTAAGACCCCATTGAAATGATCAGGTCTTTTTCAATTTCAAGAGATTCCGCAACCGACTCGCACCGATGCAAAACCTCAAAACTGAAAGCGCTTTCGCCGTACACATTCCACGCGTTTTGCAGGTGACGGTTCTTGTGCTGGTTCTTGTTCAACATTCTTCGATGCTCATACAGTCGCTTTGACAGGCAAGACGAAGACCCGACATATTTCTTGCCGTTCGACTTGTTTGTGATCAGGTAGACCGCGAGTTGCATTAAAAGAATTTCTCCTTGTTGCGGATTATGTAGCACATTCAGGTCGCTTGGATAGCCAGCGGGTAGCCATCACTTGCGCGACTGTTTCTTGGTGACCGGCAAAACGTCGCACCGGCAACGTGGATGCGCCGGGGGCGCCAGGCGGCCAGAGGCAAACGCCTTGTCGAACGGGATCACGCCCTGGGCGGCATTGCCGGCGCAAATTTCGCACAGCTTTTCCGCGCTGCCAACGATCCACCGCTTGCCCACCACCACGCCTGATTCCTCGTAGGCGATCATGTTGCCGGCCACGTCCGCGAATGCCGTTTCCGTCACCGCGATCAACTCGGCCCGGCTGGCGCTGAAGGCGTAACTGTCCTTCAGGGCTGCGGCCAGGCGATCATTGCTCCAACCTTCATTGATGGCCTGGGTCACCAGCGACTGCACGCCGTCACGGGTCACCGTGTCGATCCGGTACGCGGCATTGGGGTTGTCCACCAGCTTGCCGTTGACCCATCGCTTGCCCACCAGTTCGGCAGCGTGCTCACGCGCCCACTCGACCGCCCGGTCGTTGACCAGCGCCAGCAATTCCGGCGTGTTCATGTCGATCTGGGTCAGCGCCTGCTTGCCGGCGTCCTTCACCAGGTCCGTGAAAATCTCGGCCAGCGCGTCGGCCAGCGTTTCAAACCCGGCCAGGCGCAGGGCCTGGGCGATTTGCTCGCCCTCGTTGGCGGCCTTGCCGATGTTGGCCGTGGCCTCCAGCGCCTCATCAAGCACGCTGGCAAACCAGGCCTCAGTAGCAGAACGTATGGCCTTCTCGGCACGCTTGGCAGCCCTGCGATCCCGGTTGATGGGCGCAGGGCTCTTGGCTTTTGGGCGGGGGGCGCTCCGCTTCATCAGGTTGCCCAGATATGCGCCCTTAGCCTCGTCCTCGTCCTCATCGTCGGGTTCTTCCTCGTCGCCCGGCGGCGCCTTGCCCTGCCTGGCGGCCATGCCTTCCTTTTCCCGGTCGGTCAGAGGGTCGCGGCCCAATTCCTCGCGCACCTCGTCGGGGGTGATGACGCCAGCCGTGATGTAGGCGGAATGCACGCGGGCCTTGACCTCGGGGTCCAGGTTCACTTCCTCGACCCAATCGAATTCCAGGTCAGGCGCGTTGAAGTGCTGGGTCAAGATGGCGTCCATCGTGCCCTTGATCCACTGCAGCACCGGGCCTAGACCTTCCTCGATGGCCGTTGCCTGCGAGACCTCGGCTGTTGCCCGGTTGACTTGGGCGATGAAGGCATTGGGGCTCACGCTGAAGGCAAAGCACACGATCCGGGCCAGCCATTCGTCGTACATGTCCTTGAGCACGCTGTCTTTGGTCGGCTGGTACTCCATGCCGCCAGGGACGAACTTGGCGTGCCGGCGCTTGGCCGTGTTGCCCTCCATGAGGGCGTCCCAATACTCCTGGAACTGGCGAATCTGCTCGGTCGTCCAGGTCTCAGGAACGCCGATCAGGGCCTCGGGGACGTTGCCCTCGGTGTAGTACTGCAGCTGGTGCATCTGCCGGCGCAGGGCAATGTTCACCGTGGTAATGACCTGCTCGACAGGGCTGTACCCGTAGATGCGATGAACGCGCCAGTTACGCATCCGGTACAGGATTTCGCCCGGCATGAAGTTGCCGGCCACCACGCCCTTGAGCACCTGCTGGTAGGCCGGGCCTTCCAGAGGCGTGCGGCCATCCTCGGCGATCACGCGCTTGATGGTGGCGCCGTCAATTAGGTCCAGGGAATAGACCTCGCCGCCTCGGGTCTTGCGCGGGTAGATCGTGGCCGCGTCGATCACCAGCATGTCCTCGACCAGGGCGCGAATCCAGGTGTCCCAATCGTGTTCACGGTCGGGCTGGCGCAAAAACACGTTGATCTTGTCAGTGCGCCCGTCCGAGTCCTTCTTGGGATCGCGGTACTTGACGTTCCACTTCATGCGCGATACCTGATCCTTGCGGGTCTCGATGATGAGGCGCATGAGGTCGTAGGCATCGGCCAGCGTGCGCAGGTGCGAAAAGCTCACCGGCTCCAGGGCACGCGGGGACAGGTTCTGGTTGTAGCCGGTCTGGTAGTCCAGCGCCCGGCCTGCCACGTCCGGCGGGGCCACCGGGGGCATGGGGTCACGCGGGCCGAACCAGTCCGACTTGCCCGTGCTGACAAACTGATACGCCACGCGCAAGCGATCCATCAGTCCGGGCTGCACCGGCGTCACCGTGCCGCCGCCGTTGTTTGCTCGTTGATTCATTTCTTCTCCAGGGCGGCCATGATGAGCATTTCAGGCGTGACGCGAAATGACGGGACCACTCCCGTCATTGCTGCCCAGCACCACTCGAAACAGTAGAGGCGGCTGGAATCTCGGACGCGAAACCCAACAAACGCCAGCAGGCTCAACCAGTCGTAAGCAGCGCCTGCGTGGCGAACCCACATGCGCCAAGCGGCGTCGCGGTCGGCGCTGACCTCAATCAGATGCCAGTTGTCAGGATTCCATTCTCCGGGCTTGAGGACGTGCAGGCCGCGTGCTGATGTACTGTGGTAAAGACAACCGTCGATGACGATTCCGCCATGACAAAAGTGGCTGACCAACCGGACTTTGATGATCCAGCAGGCAAACCGTTGCCAGAGCGTGGCGCCCTTGGGCGGGTCTTTACGCAGCGCCAGCAGCATTGTCGGCCTCGGCATCGCGGCGCAACTGGTCGGCCCGCAGATAGGCCAGCAGCCCCAGCATGACCTGCCGTTTTTCAGCGGTCTGCCCTGGGATCGGCTGGCCAGTTGCCGGGTCGGGAATTTGCACCGGCTCGGTGATTGCAGTCAGGTCCATGACGTGGCGCGTCGCGCCTCGGTCAAGGTGTTGCACTTGTCCGGTGGCATCCACGATGGCCATGACTTCCGTGTACTCCACGACCGGCAAGCCCGATTCGGGGTAGCGAAGCGTGACCTCCGTGATGCGCGGGTAAGGGATGCGCTTGGTGGTGTCGTAATTGCGTGGCATGGTGCCTCCTAAAAATTACACAAGTGTCATGTTGAGCGTCTGGCCAGACCAAGAGAAGCTCACGGTTCTGCCTGACGAATTGGTCCCGAGCGTCGGTGTTGGTGTGCCGCTACTCGATACGAGAATCGGGTACGTGCCTGCGTTCATTGCGCCAGAGACGTTGACCCTGAACCCGCTGGCCGCTGTCAAAGCGGCGCAAGTGAGTTTGCTTGCGCTCGATGTCGTGATCGGGTTGACCGTAAGCACAGACGTTGCGGCTGCGAATGTCAGGCCATCCACGCTGCCCGTTGTGGTTGTGCCGGCGCTGATGCCAGCGCTGCCGCCTATGCTGTGAGCGCTGTTGTTGGAGCTGCCCGTGGCTGCCAGCGTGCCCGCGCTGATGGTGGTGGTTCCGCTGTAGGTGTTGACACCAGAGAGCGTGAGCGTGTTTGTGCCGTTCTTCTCTAAGTTAAACGCCCCGCTGATGACGCCACTGATAATGCCAGCGCCTTCGTTGCCGATGAGCGTATTGCCGCTTAACGTGACGGTGCCAGTCATCACGTTCCCTGTATTTTGGAAACGGATGGCGCCAATACCGTCCGCATTCCAGCCCGTGCCGGCCAGGGTAAGGTTGTTTGACAGCGTGTAGCCCTGGCTGAGGTAGAGCTGCGCACCAGATTGCACCGTGACCGCCGCCGATCCGAGCGCGGACGCATTGAGGGGGCGCAGGCGAGAGCCGCCGCCGATAATTAGGCTGCCGGTAAATCCGGTGTTTGCGTTGCTCCAGACGTATGCACCCTGATTGGTAACACCTGTGCCAAGCAGCGAAACCGTGCCGGCTCCGCTGACGGTGGGGTTGCCAGCGCCATCGCTGCGGAAATACGCCAGCGTTCCTCCGGCATTGACTGTTGGTGCGCTGGCAATTGACCCGACTGTCCCGCCATTGCCGACCTGCACCGTGCCCGAGTTGATGGTGCAGCCGCCGCTCCAGGTGTTTGCAGCGGTCAGGATTACTGTGGTGCCTGGGTCGAGCGAAAAAGTGAGGCTGAACCCGCCGCTGATGACGCCCGAAAGGATGTAGGTCTGCCCGCCTCCACCTGTGATGGTCGAGTTGGAAGTCAGACCAATCGCTGCCGTCAGGTCGGTGATCGCCGCGCCGTTGAGGGACAGACCAGCAGAAACTTGGTTGACGATTCGGCGCGACAGCGAGCCGATGCGCCCGCCGTAGCGTTGAAGCGATCCGATATTGACGAAGATGCCGCTCATGGTCAGGCAGTGAAGGCTTCGGCTTGCAGGGTGACCTGGGTATTGCTGGTGTCGGTGCGCCGCACGTCAATCTGATTGGCGTTCGTGATGCCAATGACCATGCGGGCCGCGCCATTTGGAATCTGCATCGCCGTGCCCGTGGCGCCACGGCGGTACTCAATGGTCACTCCGGTGTTGTTCACGATGTCGAGCGCCACACAAGCTTGGGCTTGGAAAGCCACATACGTTGAGCCGGTGGTGCTCGTTTGCAGTTGCAGGATCGTGCCGCTGCCAGTGGTGGGGATGCTGCTGTTGACGGGCACACGGCCAGACACCGATGCGGGGATCCTGCCGAGCAGCGTCGTCCAGTTGGTCAGGCTGCGCTTGACCAAGGCGATCAGGCTGAATGTGCCTGTGTCGGTGGTGGCGGCTGCATCCGTCGTGAGACCCAGGTCGGTGTCGATGCTGGCCAGACTGGCCACGCCAGGGCTGTCGTTGCCCAGTGCCACACGCTGGGTGTTGGCGTCAACGGCACCCGCACCCTTGGCCACATTGGGATCAACGGGCACACGGTTGCTGACGAGTGCGGGCAGGCGCTCGTAAATCCCCCGCAGCCAGCCGCGCACGCCGGTGCCGGCAATGGTCGGCGGCGCTGCGCCGTCGGTGCCCAGGGCGGTGTTGGTGGCTTGCACGGTAGCGTCCAGCGCAAGCCCAGCGGCTGCAAGCTCGGCAGCGGTCAGCGGGCCAGACACCGCCTGCGTGGCCGGGAAATTCGACACCGCGACACTGGTGTCCGCATCCGGCGTAAGCGGAAATGCAGGCGTGCCGGCGGCACCGGTGGCAAAGTTGACGTAGGTGCTGGCGCTAGACGCGGCGTCGTACACCCACAGCCAGCGCACACCAGAAGCGTCAATGACAGGCGCACCACCGGCAGCAGCTCCACCGCCGCCACCGCCACCACCGGAAGCCCTATACGGCAGGCCAGTGGTCGGGTCAATCAAAATGGCCGTCTGGAATTCGACGCCATTGATGTTTTTCGTGCTCATGTTTGGCCTTTCCGTTAACTGTTGAGCTGATTATCACTTCATCCAAAAAAACCGACCACCATCCATCATCGGACTTGCGTCACAGTCAGAAACACGCCCGGCGTGCCTGGGCGCATGGGGCTGATTTCAGCGGCCAGCGTTTCGATGGATACGGTCACCGAATCAGCCACCCAGAACAGTTGCAGATCGTCGCCAACGTTGAAGGTCCGCACCATGTTGACCGTGGCGATCAGGTGGCCATTCTTGCCGCCGTGTGCACCGGGCACATCAAAGCGGCTGTTGCTGTCCGGAATGGCCGCGCCATTCACCACATGCCACACGTCAGCCGTGCGGATCGTGTTGTTGTCAGCGTTGGCAAACTGGATCGACCAGGTGACGCTGTAGACGCCGGTCGTGCTAAAGGTCACCGCGTTGCCGGCCAGCGTGATCCCGTCCGCCTCCAGGCTGGTGCCCAGGGCCACCGCCTGCCCTGCCGTCGTGCTGGCCAGGGCTTGGTCGGTCGTGTCGATGATGCTGGCGTAGTAGCCGGCGCTGGGGTCACCCTTCTCGCCGGGTGTCGCAATGGCGACTTCGACGGCCACGCCGCTGCTGTCGAGGATTTCGATTGTCGTGCTCATTTGGTGATGTCCTCAACAACGGGAACGGCAAAGGTGACGGTCGAGCGAATCACGCCGCCACTGGTGATCTGGATATCGCACTGCAGCCGTCCGGTCGGCCAGGCTGTCGTGGCTGGCGTGCTGGGCGACAGGTAGAACAGTCCCGGCGACACCGACTGATTGGCCAGGGTAGCCGTCAGGGTGGCCACCAGGGAGCCCAGCTCGTCCCGGATCTGCGAAGCGATGGCGAAACCGGTGACCGAGGTCGCCACATCGTTGACCTTGTGCGTGCAGGCAAGCTGGAAGGTGTCGCCTCGCTTGAACTCGGACAGGGTGGGCATGGTCATGGTGATTCCTTCGGGGTTGCCGTATTGTCGCTTCAACCGAACAGCCCGGCTACCCGCAAGATCTCCGATGGGGTATCAGTCTGCGGCGCCTGCCCGGCCTCGCGCAGCGCCTTTTCCTCCCGCGCCCGGTCGGCGTAGAAGTCCAGCATCGAGAAGTTGGTGCCCGTCAGCTCGTCAAAAGCGGTTGACAGGGCGTCGATCTGGTCGTCGTTTGCGCCGTTGGGGAAGTTGCGCATTTCCTCGATCAGGGGTTGATTCCAATCCCCGCGCACCATCAGCACGTTTCCCACGTTGACCTGGGCGGCAAATGGCCGTGCCCGCTGCACCTTGTCGCCGGTGACGGGCTTGCTGCTGACCGGGTAGCCGGACAGTAGCCGGGTCAGCGCACGCACCTGCGACTTTCCCGCTTGGCCGGGGTCTTGGGGAATCGCTACCCCGGTCAGGTTGCCGTCGCGGGTAGCCGTGGCTTTCATGATGGCCTCGACCCCCTCCGGGGATTCGCGCACGCGCTCCATGCCGCCGATGACGTAGCGGCCCTCGGGCGTGACACCCAGCAACCCGCCAGCGGTCCAGTCGCCGCCGTCTTTGGTTCCGGCCAAGTCCCAGCCGCGCACCCAGCGCACATTGGCCGGGGCCGCGTCGATCACCTCGATCTTGCCGGGCTTGAACTCCCCGCCTGCCAAGGGGGCCGGGCGCTGCTGGTACTGGCCAGCGAAAACATACGGGTTCGCCTGTTCCATGATGCGGAGCTGGTCAATCGTGTGCTTGGCCGGCCACAGGGCCGAGCCGTCAGGCTGGATCGCCTCGATGCACAGGTGTTCCCACTTTTCCCCGTTGCCGCCGGCCAGAAGGAACCCGGCCAGGTCGGATTCATGCAGGCGCTGCATGATGAGGATGATGGGGGTCTTGGCCGGGTCGTTCTTTCGGCTTTCGAGTGTGTTGCCGAACCACTCGATGACGTTCTTGCGCATGGTGTCGCTGCGCGCTTCGTCGGCCTTGTGCGGGTCGTCGATGATGATGGCGCCGCCGAAGCCGGTGCGCATCTTGCCGGCACCGAAGCCGGTGATGGTTCCGCCCGAGCCTTGGGCGTAAACGACCCCGCCCGCCGTGGTTTTCCAGTGGTCTTTGGCCCTGCTGTCGTCCCGGATGGCGACCTGGGGAAAAACAAACCGGAAGAAGTCGCTGCGGACTAGATCGCGGATTTCGGCGGCGTTCTCGGTGGCGAGTGTGCTGCTGTAGCTGGTGTGGATGAACTCGCTGTCCGGGTTGTGCCCGAGCGACCAAGCGATAAAGTTCTTGACCGCCAACTCGGTCTTTGAGTACCGGGGCGGCACATTGATGATGAGCCGGGTGGTTTCGCCGTTGAACACTCGCTCAAGCGCATCGCAAATAACGCGATGGTGCCAGTTGTGCGCCCATCGGAACCCTTTGCGCTCGTAGAAGCTCGACCGGCTGAAGGCGTAGAGGCTCTGCCGGCTCAGGTCTTGCAGCGCCTTACGGTCGCTTGGGTCGGTGAGGTTGCGCAACAGCATTAGATGATGCTTGCGATGCGCCTTAGTGCCGCCTGGTATTCCTCCAAGCTGCCGGCGACAGTTTCAACCGGCCCGCCGTCCGGGTTGCTGACCCCGGTGTTCTCGGTGGTTGCACCAAGGGCCAGGCGGACGACCTTCTGAATCTCGGCAGCCGCGCCTGCAAGCTGGCGGATTTCAACCGGGCGGAGCGGCTTCGCGTTCTGCGCGGCGCTGTTAATGGCCGCCACCACTTGGCCGCGCAACGCCTTTGCCACCCGCAAGTCCGCGTCGTTTTGCTGCGCCAACTCCTCCGCTCGTTTGGCCTCGATCTTTTCGTTGGCGGCCCTTCCGACCGCTTCCGACGCATCCCGACGCAGCTTTGCCCATCCCTCGCGCTCACATCGCTTCTCGACCGCCTCCGGCGTGACCCCGAACTCCTTTGCTACCTGGGCGAGCGTTTTGTTGCTGTGGAGGTAGGCCAAGCGGATGGGGTTCCAATCCGGGCGCGGTTTTTCCGCTTGCGCATCTGCTACCGTTGTGGTAGCATATGTTTCATCGTGTTTTTTGTTGGAGTGCTTCATGTGTGACACCAAAGTTTCCAAGGTTCGCGCCGCAATGGCTGCTGGTCATTGGCATGAGGCGATCCGCTTGGCTGCTCGGTTCCCGCGTTTAGGCGTTCACCGCTCCGACATTCTTGATGCCCATACCGCCATCACCAACCCGCGCTGGACTGTCGGGCTGGGCCGGTCGGTCGAGGCTGATGTGTTGCGGGGCCGTCGCGCATTGGTGGCCGCCTACGGGCAAGCGCCCGCGTCGAAGTGCCCCGATGCTGCAGCTGCTGGCGTCTAGGGCGCCCAAGAGGTGGTTGATGGCGGCGTCCGGGTCGCCTTCGTCGCCGCAGGTGTAGCAATCGACGCTGATATACCCGTATTCCGGATAAGTGTGCAACGTGAAATGGCTTTCGGCAAGTATCCAGACTGCGGTTGTCCCGTGCGGCTCGAACCGCTTGGTTGTGCACGCGACGACCGTCATCTTGCTGTGCCGGATGGCCCGCTCACACGCATTCAAGACGGCATCGTCGCCGGGGTAGGCGCGCAGCAATGCGTCAGCGTAAACGTGGCGGCCTGCGTAGTTCATTTGTCGTCCTCGCGGTCGGGGTGCATGAAAGCCAGAACGTCCTCGGCCTCCACCTCGCCGAAGTTGCTGGGGATGGTTTTCGGGTCGCCTTTGTAGAAGACCAGAATGTCGTCGTGAAGCCGGATTGTCCTGGCGCGCTCGGCAAGGTCGAAGCCTTCTGTCGCCAGTATTTCGTCGCCGAACTCCCCGCCCTTAAAAAACACCATCACCTCTTGGTGCGTCCGGGCCACCTTCCGGTTTTTCATGTAGTTGCCGGCCCGCATGCTGGCGCTGCCGACCGCGTTAAGCAGGATGATTTCGTTGTAAATATGCAACCCGTTGCGGCGCATGATGCTTCGTATGTCGCCGCAAATGTCCTGATAGAAGCCGCGCCGGTCGCGCACGTTGCTCATCACCACCACTGCGAACCTGTTTGGCTTGAGCGCCTTGGCGGCTCCCGTGAACGCCGTGTCAAGAATCTTTAGGAAATCGGAGTAGCTGCCTTGGTTGCTGGCGTCCCGTGGGTCGCTGCTGTAGACCTCCAAGTCGAAATAGGGTGGGCAACTGAAAAACAGGTCTTGGCTGTTGGGGGCGAAATGAAGGCCCGCGTTCTGCCCGTCGTCGTTGATGTAATGGGCCGGCAACTTCGCGTCTTGCACACGCTTGTTGTTGAGTGCTGCTTGCTCTTTTCGCAGTTCGATGCCTGCGAACTGTCGCCCCAGCATCCCGGCCACAAAACCGAACACTGTGTCGCCCGCGAATGTGTCGAACGCCCTTCCCCCCTTTGGGCTGAACCAACGAACCACGACCTCGGCCATGACGGGATCGAGAATGCTGACCGTTCCGATTTCGGCCATCTTCTGGCTGGCTTCGGTGTTGCCGGCCTTGAATAGCGTTTCCTCGCGGCTTTCCCCGTTGTCGCCGATGACCTCCAGCCATTTGCGCTTTCGCTCTTGCCAGTAGCCCTGGCGGGTATCGAAAACGCTGAAAGGTGGAATGCCGAACCTTTCGCCCAAGAAGCCGGGCATATCCGGGCCGTCGTCATCGCCTTCTTTGACCTCTGGCATCAGATCGGCAAGCTCGTCATCGGTGAAGCCCAGCAAGGCAAGGTCGAAACCATCCTCGGCCAGGGTTTGAATTTCGACGGCCAACATTTCCTCGTCCCACCCTGCGTTCAGTGCCAGGCGGTTGTCAGCGATCACATAGGCCCGCCGCTGCGCGTCCGTCAGCCCGTGCAGGGTGATGGTGGGCACCTCGGGCAGCTTCAACTGCTGCGACGCCAGGACGCGCCCGTGGCCCGCGATGATCGTGCCCTCCTCGTCCACCAGGACGGGGTTGGTGAATCCGAACTCTCGGATGCTGGCCGCAATCTGGGCGACCTGTTCCGCGCTGTGGGTGCGGCTGTTCCGGGCATACGGGATCAGCTCGTCCGTTCGCAGGTAGGTGATTTTCAGGGGGTTGGTCATGGATTCCTCGCAGGTAGCTTTTCGCCGGCCCCTATTTTGCGGCAGATGTTGCGTTGCCGCAGCCGTCACTGCGAACATTTCACAGCGCCACCGCCCTGCGCTCCGGTGTTTTTTGCGTTGGCATGTTGTTCTTGTGCAACATACCCGCTTGGCGTACTGCTACCCCCGTGGTATCATTTGCACCATCAACAAACCGAACAGGAGAAACACCATGACCAAGTTCAACAAGCATAACGTCACCAACGGCACCATCAAAGCCCGCGTGCATTACAGCCTCGACAACCGTTGGGATGGCCGGAAGTGCGTGACCTTGTATGCCAAGGACTACAGCGACGAACTGGGGGCAATTTTTAGTGGTGGCGAATACAAAAACGACACCGACTGCATGACTGACTATTTTGAAAAGGGCCGTGTAGTGCTGTTTGAAGATCACCCGCTTTATGCAGCTGCCCGTGAACGTGCTGAATCAAACGAAGCGGAACGCATCGCCAAGGAAGCGATCAGGCGTGCCAACTGGGCTGGAGTTGCGGCCTGACAGCACCAGCAGGAGGGCCACGGGTTGGCTTTCTTGCGGGGATTGTCCCGATTACAGGAGCACACGATGAAACCCTCGCACATTCAGACCCCCCGCACCTTGGCGGACTGCACCTTCACATACGGCTACGCCAGCGTGCGGCCCATGGCCCACCGCGAGCCGACCTGGGAAAAGGTCGGCGGCGTTTTGCTTGCCACGGTGATCGGTGTCGGCTTGGCCGCGCTGCTGGTCGCCTGGTGGAGCAGCTGACCATGTGGCCATTCCCGCCCCCGACTGGCCCTGTGCCGTGGACGCCTGCCCAGGAACGCGCCTACCAGCGCAAGCGCCTGGATGACGCCGACCCGGCGCCATTTTGAGGACGCCCCATGAGACACGACATTTTTGATTTCCACGCCGAGGGCATGACACCCGGCGACCGCGCTTGGCGCGTGATCTTCCTGCTGGCCGTGATCGCGGCCTGCGCCTATGACCTGTTCGTCGGGAGGCCAGGATGAGCGCATACCAATGCAGCGAAGAGCGCGTACTTAAAGACCTGGCCAGCCACGAAATGCAGGTCATCCGTGATGAGGGCGTTCACCGTCATATCCGCTTCAAACGGCCCGACAGCGGCAGCTACTGGTTCGACCTAATCACATGGCCGGGCACGCTGTGCATCGACGGCGACTGCGGCACCTATGTGTTTCGCCGCCTGGACGACATGTTTGAGTTCTTCCGCACCGACCGCGAGTACCTCGAACGCAAAGGTTGCCAGCTCGCTATCAACCCGGGTTACTGGGGCGAGAAGCTGCAATCGATCTCGAAGTTTGGGGAGGGCTTCAAAGAGTTCAGCGAGCAGCGCTTTCGCGACGCCGTGAAAGAAGAGTTCGATGCATGGGTTGAATCGGATGATCCAACCGATGATGCCAAGGCCGCGCTATGGGAAGAGCTGGAGGACCGCGTGTTGTCTTGCGCAAGCGACGGTCATATCCGGGCTGTCGACGCCGCAATCGCTTTTGAGCCGGACGACGGCGAGGTGATGTTTGAAATGCGCGACTTCTGGGAACACCGCCTTGAGGACTACACCTTCCATTTCATCTGGTGCTGCTACGCCATCGCATGGGGAATCAAGAAGTACGACGAAGTCATGCAACTCGCACTGAAGGAGGCCGCATGAGCAACCTGCACCCCGTCATGGCCAAAGCCCTCAAGCCGTTCGCGCCCAAGTCCTACCTGGCCGAGGTTCCGCACCGAATCCAAGGCATCCCCTGCCTGATCGGCGTCACGTACTACGAGTGCGTCCGGGGCAGCTACTCGCGCAACGCCGCCAGCGACCTGGACTTTTACGGCTACAGCGAAAGCGAGTGGGAGGTGTTAGACCAGCGTGGCCGGCCCGCCCCCTGGCTCGAACGCAAGCTGACCGACGACGACCGCAGCGACATCGAAGCTGCAATTGCCAAACACATGGAGTGACCAACATGGGACGACAACATAGCCCCACCACAATCGCCGTGCTGAACCTGATGCACAAGCGCGGCAGCATGAACTACTTGGAAATTGAACGGGGCTTGGGCATCGCCAACGCCCTGAATCGGATCAGCCACCTGCGGGCAGACGGCTACATCAAGGCGCTGCCCAAGGAGCGCGGACAACTCAAGCGGTACGTGCTGACGGCGGCTGGCGCCAGTGTGATCGGCCAGCACCTGCAGGAGCAGCAAAGCCTGTCCCGCAGCGTGATGACCTTCCCTGTCTGGACGCCCCCGGCCTTCAGCTGCCCGCGCCCTGGCGCGATGCAGGCGTTCCTGCTGCCGAGCCGTGGCTTCAGCGCATAAGCCCCTGCAGCACCCGCAAAACATCCAGCACGGCCTGCCGGTCTTTCACCGGCACGGCCTGCAACAGCGCAGCAAACTGGTATTCCACATCCGGCAAGTCGGTAATCTGGTCATCGGCTTGCTGCTCTGGTGCGTCTGGGCCTTGCGTCACTTTCTCCCTCGGGCATGGTGGCCGCGCCAATCATTCGGTCGCTCATGTAGCGCAGTAAAACTGCCTGCGCCTCGACCGGTGACTCGCGGAACAGTTTGAGTGCCAGCTCCAGGTACTCGCGTTCTGCCCGAGTGCCCGGCGCTGGGCCGCCCAAGTGGTCCTGGTCCATCCACCCGTGTGGAAGCCTGAAGGCTTCTTCCATCCTGCGGCAGGAATCTGCGCCCAGGTGCTTGCGCCCGTTGTTGACGTGCGACAGATACCTGGGACTGATGCCCGTGTGCTCGCCAAAGCGGTTCAGCAGCCCTCGCTCTGGCTCGCCACGGTCAAGCGCCCTGGTGCGGAACTGCTGAACCAGGGTCTTGTAGTTGCGCATTCGGATTTCGTTGATGTCCACGCTGGCGCTCACGGCTATCCGCAGATAGCCGTCAAGGTAGCACAGTAACCCACCTGGAAGCTAGCGGCCCGGATGAAATCACAGAGCCAACTTGTACCGGCAGTGGACAGCGCAGCCGCCCGACGAATGGACTCGTTTTCTACAATAAGTTACGGACCACTGCCCACTTGTGCGGCATGAAATCAACGGCTACCATACGGGTCACTTGAATACCTGATTGACAGCATTACCGGCAAGGAAACACAGCAACATGAAACGCAAGCCCCTGAACCTCCGCGAGTATTGGGACGCGGTGGGTACCGACAACATCAAGAAGATCGTGGAAGAGCTGGGTAGCTCGCTGGCCTACTTCCGCATGATGCGCTACGGCATCAAGCGCCCCAGCGGCCCCCAGGCGCTGCGCATCATTGACCTGGCCCGCAAGCACACGGCGCCGTATGAGCCGGACTTGGCGCTGCTGCTGCAGGGTGTGCCACGCGCCGGTCGCAATCCGGCCCAGCCGCTACCCCCGGCTACCGAGTTTGTCCGCGCCCGCAAGCGAATGCTGAAGAAGGACGCGGAGCCGGCAGAGGCGTGATTCTTGAGTGACATGTGGGGACTTTGCTTTGTGCTACCCCATGGGTCGCTTATGATGGTGCCATCGCTTGGCGGCGATGTTGAAGTAAGCCCTAGCCGGGACTCTGCAGGTTACTTCCCTGTCCGCCAACGCCAGCGCAATGCTGGCGAGAGTCTCGACTAGGGCTTTTTGTTTGGAAGAAAGCCGTGCACTACTACCCCCACCACATCGGGGATTTCACGCGAGAGACAGCGCAGCTGACTGACAGGCAGGCCATGTCCTACCTGCGGCTGATCTGGCTCTACTACGAAACCGAAACCCCCCTGCCAGACCGGCCCGACCTGCTCGCCTTCAAGATTGGAGGAGACGAGAAGGAGGTCGCTTTGATCCTCGAGTCGTACTTCAAGCGCGACGGTGACCAGTGGCGACACACCCGATGCGACAAGGAAATCCATACCTACCATCGGCGCTCAGAATCGGCCAGAAACGGCGCAAAGGTGAGGTGGAGCAATGCCGGAGCAATGCCGCAGCATAGCCAAAGCAGTGCGGACGCACCGAAAAGTGATGCTAACCAAGAACCAAGAACCAAGAACCAAGAACCACCAGTGAAACAGAGAGAGCGCACGCCTACCGGCTCGCGCCTTCCTGCCGACTGGTCACTGCCTGACGATTGGGCTGAATGGGCACGGCAAGAGCGTCCCGACCTGATCCCTCAGCAGACAGCTCAACGTTTTGCCGACTACTGGCATGGCGTAGCCGGAGCCAAGGGCCGCAAAGCAGACTGGCTGGCAACTTGGAGAAATTGGGTTCGTGGTGAGCGTGCAACAAACACGTCCAGGACGGCTACCCCAAAGGTCGCCATGCCCATGACCTTTGCCGAACGCGACGAACAGGCGCGGCGCAAACGCTGGGAGGAAATGACCGGGCGCAAGTGGCCCGAGTCTGGCCAGCCAGAAACCATCGACATCACCCCAGACGTTTTGAGGATCGACCATGAGCCTGCCAGCCAAAGCGATTGACCGACTCTTTGAGCGCCTGGCGGCGACCTACGGGGCAGCGTGGACGCGCCAGTGGGCCGATGTGCCGATCAACGACGTGAAAAGCGCATGGGCGCATGAGCTGGCTGGGTTTACAGGCCGACTTGAGGCCATTGCCTGGGCCTTGGAAAACCTGCCCGAGAAATGCCCCAACGTCATCGAGTTCAAGAACCACTGCCGCCGCGCTCCCATGCCGGAAGCGCCAAAGCTGCCAGAGCCCAAGGCAGACCCAGAGCGCGTCAAGGCCGAGTTGGCCAAGCTGAAGGTCATGGTCAACAAGCCGCAGCAAAAGTCCACGGTCGATCACAAGGCATGGGCCAAAGCCATCCTGGACCGCAAGGATGCCGGTGCACGAATCAACCCGACCACGCTGCGCTTCGCACAAGAAGCACTCCGCAAAAACCGAACTGAACAAGGAGAACCCCAATGACAACTGAAGCCATTGAACGCCGGGACGCCGGCCAAGCCCGTGCGCTGGCAAGAGCCGGGGGCAGATGGGTCGAAAAGGCACTCGACCACCTGCGCCAGTTTCTGTGCGACCGCATGGACGACGGCTGCGAGCTGTTCACCTTTGAGCAGTTCCGCATCTACGCCGAGCAGGCCGGGCTGGAAGAACCGGCCAGCATCAACGCCTGGGGCGCCCTCACCAAGTCCGCCCAAGCTGCCGGCTTGTGCACGGCCACCGACACCTTCATCCGAGCAGGCCGACCCGAGTCGCACGCTCGCATGATCCGCGTGTGGAGGGTGGCATGAGCAATATCAACACAGGCGGGCCAGCTTTTCCCGTAGCAGACCCTTTCGCGGTCAAGTGCCCACCAACAGACGCAGAGGCGCTTCGTTTGCAGCAAGGCATGACCCTGCGCGACTACTTTGCGGCCAAGGCGATGCAGGCATACATCACAGCTTGGTCAATCAACAGACAGCATCCGTCACTTGATGAAGAGACAGCGAGAGCTGCATACATGGCTGCCGACGCCATGCTGGAAATGAGGGACGCATGAAGTTCATCACCAACACCCTGGCCTTTGTTGCCGCGACGTGCGCGATCCTGATGGTCATGGGATTCGTGGCCAAGGTGTACTGGTTCTTCTTCATGCTGGGATGGGGGGTGCTGTCATGAGCCTAGCTGAAGCCATGTACCCCAACTGCGGCCCTGACTGCACTGCGTGCGGCATGTTGTGCAAGCGTGCTGACTTTATCGACAGCACTTACGCAAGCAAGCTGGCTTTCATGATGGAGTGCCTGATCGTGGACTACCACGGCAACTGGCGGGCTGCGTGCGATCTGCTCGACGAATACAAGCGCGAGTGGGAAAAGATCAATCCGTCGCCGCCGACGTTCATGGGCGAGCCGATGCCCGCCGAGCGCCGCGAACGGCTGAAGGACATGATCGAAGGCCGCAAGGCCAGGAGCGCATCCTGACGCCGCAACAGCGCCACATGGGCCGCGTGGCGGCCCTTGGCTGCATCGTCTGTCGCAAGCTGGGCCTGGGCGCAACAGCCGCCGAGGTGCACCACCTGCGAGGCAACGGCTGGGGCCGGGCCACCGACACCTTCATCCGTGCCAACCGGCCCGAGTCGCACGCCCGAATGATTCGCGTCTGGAGGGTGGCATGAAGGCACTGACCACCGCGCTGCTGTTCGCAGCCACCACCTGCGCGATCCTGGTCGTGTTCGGCGTCATCGCCAAGTTTTACTGGACCGTGTTCATGTTTGGCTGGGGGTTGATTTGACATGGCTGAACTTGTAACTCACCAGATGGCAGCACAGATGCTGCGCTACGACAGCAAAACTGGCTTGCTGTATTGGCTACAACGGCCATGCCACAACGTCTTTGCCGAAGACATTGCTGGAACCAAGACATCTAAAGGCTATATCCAGATTCAGCTGAACAAGCGGCTTTACAAAGCACATCGCATTGCTTGGCTTCTTCATTTTGGATCGTGGCCTAAAGGCGTGGTTGACCACATCAACGGGGAAAAAACCGACAACAGAATTGAGAATCTGCGCGATGTTTCAATCGCCGTCAACAGTCAGAACCAGCGCAGGCCCATGAGCACAAACAAATCGGGCTATCTGGGAGTTTCACCATTTAAAGGTCAGTGGTCCGCAGAAATTCTTGTTTCAGGCCGCAAGAAACACATTGGTTTGTTTGAAACGCCCGACGCTGCACACCGCGCCTACATCGAAGAAAAAAGAAAGTCTCATCATGGATGCACCTTGTGAATTGTCCAGCCTGCCTGAAACACGAACAGAATCCACTCAGCGGGCACTACCGAATGCAGTGCCTCGCGTGCTGCACGCGCCTGGTGCTGTCGGCCTACCCCGACAAGCGCCAAGCATCGGCCATGCTGGCGGCCATCGAGCGCTTCAAAAATGCTCCTGGCCGGGAGCAAGTGTTGGCGTCCGTCGCCCAGATCCTTGGGAAACGCCCCTGAGCTACCACGAGGTGGCCTTTGCCGTCAGGGAAGGGCTTCTGCCATGAACCAGACCCGCATTGGCTCCCTGATCGAAGCCTGCATCAACGTGCTGATCGGCTACGTCATCAACTTCTGCGCCAATCTGCTGATCCTTCCCCTGATCGGGTTCCACATCACCGTCGCGCAAAACCTGTTCATCGGGTTGCTCTACACGGTGATCTCGGTGGCGCGAAGCTATGCCGTCAGGCGCTGGTTCAACGCCAGGCTTCACCGGGCGGCTCAGGCCATCGCAGCAAAGGTGGCGGCATGAGCGAGCGCCGCATCTTCATCTTGGCGCACCAACAAGCCCGCAACAACGCCATCGAGGCGATACGCACGGCCCCGGATGGCTACACGGTGACGATCCGCGATGCCAACCGGTCGCTCGACCAAAACGCGGCCATGTGGCCGATTTTGGACGCCTTCAGCAAGCAGCTGCAGTGGCCGGTCAACGGCCAGATGGTGCACATGACGCCGGACGAATGGAAAGATGTCATGACTGCGGCCTTTCAGCGCGAGACCGCCCGCCTGGCCATGGGCCTGGATGGCGGAGTCGTGATGCTTGGCCAGCGCACCAGCAAGTTTGGGAAGCGCAAGTTCAGCGAGTTCCTGGAGTTCCTTCACGCAGTGGCCGCGCAACGGGGTGTGGTCGTTTACCCGGAGCCGAGCCGTGCAGTCCAGTAACACCCAGCCCAAGGTCGCCAAGTGCAAAGCCTGCGGCGACGAATACCTGCGCCTTCGCCCGCTGCAGAAGGTGTGCAGCCCGGCCTGCGCCATGAAGCACGCCCGCGAACGGGTGCAGAAGAAGGCCGAGCGCCAGGCCGCCGCCGAGCGCAAGGCCACCAAGGCACAGCTGGACGCGATGCGGACCAAGCCCCAGCTGACCAAGCTGGCGCAGGCCGCCTTCAACGCATTCATCCGGGCCAGGGACGCGGGCAAACCCTGCATTTCCTGCGGCACCCTGCTGCCACGCGAGCTGGTTGGCGGCGCTTTCGACTGCGGCCATTACCGCAGCGTCGGCAGCGCCCCGCACATGCGATTTGTGGAGGACAACGCCCACGGCCAGTGCAAGCACTGCAACCGGCACCTGGCAGGTAACCATGTGGAGTACCGCAAGGGGCTGGTGGCCCGGATCGGCCAGCACGCCGTGGACCTGCTCGAGGCCGACCAGACGCTGCGCAAGTACACCAAGGAGGGGCTGCAGGAAATTGCCCGCCACTACCGGGCCGAAGCCCGCCGCATTTCCCGCCTGTCGCATTTGTGACAAACGGCTCCCTGCCGAGTTGCATAGTTACCCGGCGGGTATGTATAATGGCTACGTGCAATGGGCGTGGCTTGGGGGCGTCGGCTACCCGGCCCGGAGCATCAACAGGAGAAACCGATGAACGAAGTAATCAAACAACTGAAGGCCGAGCGCATGGCCTTGATGCACTTCATGGACGCTTACGAATCCGCAACAACTGAAAACGGTCGGTGCGCGGCTCTGATCGGGATCAGTGGCTGCATGGACAACATTGCCGAGCTTCGCGCTGCGTTTGTGAACGCGGTCGATGCCAAAGCAAATGGATGACGACAACGACGGTGGCCTGCGCTGGTATGCGGAGGTCGGTCAATTTCAACAGGAGAAGCAAATGCAAAAGATCGCAGCAGCACTGGTCAAGGCACAGCGGGAGTTTGGCCCGGCCCTCAAGACCAGCAACAACCCCCACTTTCGCAGCAAATACGCCGACCTTTCGGCCTGCGTGGAGGCTGTCATTGACGGGCTGAACAACAACGGCATCGCTTTGTTGCAGCCGACCCACCAGTGTGATTCTGGCGTCATGGTCGAAACGCTGTTTGTCCACGAATCTGGCGAAACCCTAAGCGCAGGAAAATTGCACGTTCCGGCCAGCAAGCAAGACGCCCAAGGCTACGGCTCCGCGCTGACATATGCCCGCCGCTACAGCTTGATGGCCGCTTGCGGCATTGCTCCCGAGGACGATGACGGCAACGCTGCCAGCCGCCGCCAGCCGCCACAGCAGGCGCAAGCGCAAGACGCAACACCCGAAGAATTGACCGCTGCCCGCGATGCGGCCATGCAGGGCACGGACGCCCTCAAAGCCTTTTGGGAAAAGCAAACGCCCGACATCCGCAAGCGCCTTGCACAGCACATGCCTGGCCTCAAGCAAGCCGCCGCCACGGCCAGCAAAGGGGCGCAACAATGATCGTCCAAGGTTCCCCCGAATGGTTCGCCCAGCGCTTGGGCAAGGTCACTGCAAGCCGTGTGGCCGATGTGATCGCCAAAACCAAAACCGGCTACAGCACAAGCCGCGAAAATTACTTGGTCGAGCTGGCGCTGGAGCGAATCACCGGACAGCAGGCTGAATCGTTCACCAATGACGCGATGAAGTGGGGCACGGAAACCGAGCCGCTGGCCCGCGCAGCTTACGAGGCCAAAACCGGAGAGCTGGTCGAGGAAGTCGGGATGATTGCCCACCCAACCATTGAAATGGCCGGGGCATCGCCCGACGGCCTGGTCAGCTTGGACGGCTTGCTGGAAATCAAATGCCCCAACAGCGCCACGCACATCAAGACTCTGCGCAGCCAAAAGCCGGACGGCAAGTACATCACTCAAATGGCCTGGCAGATGGCCTGCACTGACCGGGCCTGGTGCGATTTCGTCAGCTTTGACCCGCGCATGCCCACCGGCCTGCAACTGTTTGTCACCCGCATCGAGCGCGACGACAAGCTGATCCAAACACTCGAAACCGAGGTGATCGTCTTTTTGACCGAGGTCGATGCCATGGTCGAGGAATTGAAAGCCATGCAACTGGCCGCCTGATTTTTGAAAGCAGCACCATGCAAGACCAAGCAACACCCCGACCGCCGTTCAAAGTCTCCGGCGCCGCCACGATCAAGCACCTGAACGTCCGCAAGGAAGGCCCCGAGGACGACAAGATCATCGCCGTGGACATCAAGCTGGAAATCAAGCAGGTGGACCGCCGCTTGTGCGCCTACTTTGATGACGCGCTGGAGGCTTTCCTGTGGCGCGGCGACACGGACGCCCTGATCGCCCGCAACCTGTACCTGCAGCCGGTCGCGTTTTCAAACCTCATCACGGGCGCGACCTTCAACATCGAAAGCCAGACGTTTGTCGGCTGTGAGGTGAAGAAGTTTGCGATGGAACCCCGCGACGGTGGCGTGATGACCCTCACCTGCGCCGTTTCTGTGTACCCCTTGGCATCGGAGGTGTCCGGCCTTGCCAAGCTGGTGCAGGACGACGCCCATGTGTCCATCGAAGGACCGCCCGATCTTTTCGCAGACCAACCCGCCAGCAGCAAGGAGTAAACAGCATGGCATCCGTCAACAAAGTCATCATCGTCGGCAACCTCGGTGCCGATCCAGAAGTGCGCTACATGCCCAGCGGCGATGCCGTCACCAGCATCCGCGTGGCCACCACCGACCGCTACAAGGACAAGCAAACCGGCGAGGTCAAAGAGGCTACCGAATGGCACTCCATCAGCTTCTTCGGGAAGCTGGCCGAGATCGCCAGCCAGTACCTGAAGAAGGGCAGCCAGGTCTACGTCGAGGGCAAGCTGCAGACGCGCAAGTACACGGACCGCGAAGGTGTCGAGAAGTACGCCACCAGCATCCGCGCCGACTCCATGCAGATGCTTGGCAGCCGTCAGCAGGCCGAAGGCGGCGAGCGCCGCGCACCGGCAGCACAGGGCCAGCAACGGGCTACAGCGCCCGCGCAGGCACCGTCGGGCTTTGACGACATGGACGACGACATTCCCTTCTGAGCAGTGCCATGCCCCGCAGTACCAAGCCGCGCAAGAAGTACCGCCCGCGCTACGCCGAGGGCACGCTGCCGATCACGATCCGGCACAGCCGCGCCGCAGACACCGCCCTGCAGCTGGTCCCGCACTCTGAGCTGGAAAAGCTGCGCGACGGCACTGCCGACGAGGTCACCGTCAACACCCTGGCCTTCCGCCTTGATTGGGGCTACGTCATGGCCGGGGAGGTGTTCGACACGCCAGAGGCCCGCACCATCACTGAGCGCGGCCTGGCCGCCATCCGAGCCGTCAAGGAACGTCACGCACGCCTGGGCAAGTACGGCGCCACCGGCGACGAATTCCACGCAATGGGCGATACCCTGAACGCCACCAACGACATGCAGCTGCAGGCCACCCGACGCGAACAGCGCGATGCCGTGCACCTGCTGAACCTCATCAACGACCACAAGCAACAGGAATCGAAAGCATGAACACCCCCGAATTCACCGAACTGGCTCTTTTGATCCAGCAATGGGCGCGTGACCGCAAAATCCTTTGGCGCAGCAACCCGAAGGCGCAGGCCATGAAAACGCTGGAGAAATGCGGCGAGCTACTGGAAGCCGCGACAGCCCTGCATGTGCTGGATAGATATCCGGTGGAAACGATGGAAGACAAGGACTGGATTGTCCAGGCGGACTGGCGCGACAAGTACCGCGATGCCGTGGGCGACGTGCTGGTCACCATCATCATCGGCTGCGCATTGGCCGATGTGGACCCGCTGGACTGCCTGGCTGCCGCCTACGACGAAATCAAGGACCGCAAGGGCCACATGAACGAGGCCGGCATCTTTGTGAAGGATCAGCCGCAGATGCTGGCGTTGCCTCTTGTAGGAGAAGCGAAATGACTGAACAACAACTGGCAGCGATGGAAGTATTTCAATATTTGTTTGTTGTGTATTTGGTTTGGAGGCTAATGTGAGTATCGAAGCAATGAAGCAGGCGCTGGAAACGTTGGAGTACATCGACGGTAGCGATAAAGACAGAGATTTTCTTCTGCCTAACGAGTGCTACCAGCTTGATGAAGCCATCACCAACCTCCGCACCGCCATCGAGCAAGCCAAGCGCCAACAAGCCCTCGACAAGATGGCAGAGAACGAGCGTGAACTGGGGATTCAGATGCAGCCTGAGCCGGTGGCGTGGATGTACCCAGATGACTACGAACGAATGCTGACCAGCGAAACCTTTTGCACTGTTTATTCGGTAGAGGTGGTCAGTCCAACAAGAGGCGAGTCAACCGTCGCCCTCTACACCACCCTGCCCGCAACCGACCATATTCCTGACGTCGGGGAAATGGTTGGGCCATGCAAATACCCAAAATGCCCGTATCCATGCCCCGATTTGCCTGACTGCAAGGATGCGGAGAAGCAGCAAGCACCCGCAGCAGTTGTAAACCAGCAGTTGACAACTGAGGCCGCAGCACCTGTGCAAGACAGCAACCACGAGTTCCAGAACTTTCACCGCCTGCTGTGCGAACGCTTTGGCTACACACACGACGAAGTTGATTGGAAGCGAGATCAGATTTCCCTGATCGAATGGATCGCCAAGCAAGTAAAGCCAACACCTGTGCAGGAGCCTTGCGCCGAGTGTTTTGGACAAGGTATTCAAGGGGAAGATGGGGATGGAATCGTGTCGGGTGTCACATGGAAATGTGATGCTTGTAATGGATCAGGTAAAGAACACCCAGCACCCGCAGCACCTGTGCAGGAGCCGGTGGCGTTTATTGTTAATCCTGATGGCGAAGAACAACTGTCTTGGTGTCAGCCAACATATTCCAAAAGCACGCCCCTCTACACCACCCCACCCGCAGCACAGCGGCAATGGCAGGGGCTGACGGATGAGGAAGTCGCCGTTTTGATGATGGAGGCATGGGGATGCGCCAGCATTGCGCCGCGCAATGCGCCCAACTTTGCCCGCGCCATCGAAGCCAAGCTGCGTGAAAAGAACGGAGGTGCAATGTGACAACGCAACTTATTCGCTCGTCCATGAAGCTGATGTCTGACGCTGGAGTCGATATTGTTGACATGAAATGGTTTGACATGACTGGGGCAGTTGAAGATAAGCAAAGAGCTAATCTTGATCCTGTGATGACGCATCGACCACCGTTCGACAAATGTTTTGTTGCTTGGCAAGGCAAGACAAGCCATCACCCAAGCTACGAGGTTTTGATGTTGGTGGCGGGAGAAGATCCAGACGAAGGTATTTCTGTGTCCATGTGGAAAGGCCCATCTGGAACACGTTTGCGCCCCATCCCTGCAATGTTTTACTTCATTGAAGGTGACCAGATTCGATATGGTTCCGTCAACGAAGATGAACCCGTAGACAAAGAGCTTGCTGAGTTGATGTTGGCGCAACTTGGAGCGTGGTACGGGGCTATGGATAGTCGCATGGAGGCATACACCCCATCAGTGCGCGACACGTTCACCAACCGCCGCAAGATTCAGCAAGGGAAATTGCCGACCTACGATTGGACAACGGTCTGGATTGAGCCAGCAAAACCTCGATCAGAGGGTAAGGGGGGTACACACGCATCACCTCGCTTGCATGACCGCCGTGGGCATTTTCGCAGGCTTGCAAGTGGCAAGAATGTATGGGTCAAGTCCTGCAAGGTGGGTGACGCCAGCAAGGGCGTGATATTCCACGACTACGCCATCAAGGAGAAGAACGGGGGACAGGCATGAACCGCTACACCTGGCCCGATGGCACACCCAAAAGCCAAGGCAACGCATTTGACTGGCGAGGCAGGGCAAGTCTGTGGGCCAAGCCCACGGCAGCCGAGAAGGTCGCGCTGGCGCAAGCGGGGAAGCCGACAACACCTGGCAGGCCGATCACGATCTACAGCCGGGCCAAGGCCAAGGGGACGAAATGAGCACGCAAACCGTAGCCCTGCAACTGGCCGACGCAATGGATAACGCGCTTGTGTACGGCTTACGCGGCAGAGAAGCCGCTGCCGAGCTGCGCCGCCTGCATAGAGTCGAGGAAGCGTTCAACGAATGGATCGAAAAGACCGCTTGGGTGCAAGAGTCGGCCAGGACTGGCGAGCTGGGAATGCACCGCGCCGACGTGCTGAAGGCCCGCATCGACCGACTGGAGGGCGAGCTGCAGCAGCTGGCCGAAAGCGTGGCCAAGCGCCTGGAACAAGCAGGGGCCGGGATGCAAGCTGGCCTGATCCGCGAAGTGTTCATCGACAAGAGCCACCCGTGAACATCAAGAGTAAAGGGTGGGGTGGCTGGTGGGGAACGATCCCACGACCCTCAGATCCACAATCTGATGCTCTACCACTGAGCTACAGCCACCATTGCTACCTGGCGGATCGCCGGAAACACAAAACGCGGGTTTGTGTCCGGGACTCCAAAAACAGGGGGTTAAACCCTTGATTCCTTTGAGAGCATCCCGGCATCACAATCCGAAGGTCTTTGCGCTCCGTCAGGTACTTGCAGCGGCATGGCCGCCTCCTAGCTACGCTACCTTTTTGGTATTCCGGCTCCTGGCCGGGTTGTATTGGGCGCGAAGGTTTTGCAGGCGCTGGCCGTCCTCGGCCTCGATGCTGGCGTCGTGCTCGGCCATCAGCCGGCGGTCGATTTCGGTGAACAGCCGCCGGCTGGCGGCGATGGCCTGGCGCTCTGCCCGCACGCGCTTGGACTGCTCGATGATGAACTGGAAGCGGTTTCCGTCATTTTCGGGGTCGTAGTCAGGGAGCCTGCCGTCCACTTACTTCCCCTGTGGCACCGTCAAGGCTGTCCTTGGCGGCCTGATACCCTGCCCGGCACTGGTCGAGGGCAAGCTGTAGTCGGGCTGCGTCGGCAAATGCCCGGACAAGAAACTCTGCATCTGGCCTAGCCAGTCCCGCGCCGGTACATCCGGCAGCTGCAGGTCCGGCAGCCTGGGGCACGTCAGCGGGGGCGAGGCGGGCCTCGGGGCGCTCGCGCAGGCTGTCAGCAAGGGCAGCAGCGCGGCGAGCAAGAGCGGCGTTTTCATGGGTTTTCTCCCTGAGTTTCTGGTCGGCCTGGCGCTGCAGCTCATGCTCGCGCTGGCGGGCCTTGGACTGTTCCGCAGCCCTGGCCTCGGCATCAGCAGCTCGCTGGCGGTCCCAGGCGGCCTGCACCTTGTCGCGGCCATGACCTTGGCCAACGATGTAGCCCCAGCCGAAGCTGGTGGCCGTCAGCAGCACAGCCGTGGCGATGGCGATCAGGGGGGATGGCAGGATCATGACTGCCCCATGCACTGTCGGAATTCCGACTGTCGGCGTTTCGTCAGGCCTGGCAGGGGCTGGCCGTTGAACTTGTCCCAGCGCAACAGCTCACGACAGGCGCCGGCATAGTCGCCAGCCTTCAGTCTGCGCACCAGGGTTGACTTGCAGGCAGCCGGGGTGCCCACGTTGTAGGCCCAAGACACGATGGCGTCCCATTCGTGCTGGTGCATGGGCACGTCGCCGATGCACTGGCGCAGCTCGCGCTGGAAGGTCTCAGCGTGCTGGCCCAGGCGGATCAAAGCTCGGATCGGATCGGTCCTGTCCCCCATCTTGACCCCGTGGGTGTCGCCGAAGCCGATGGTGGGCACGTCGCCCTTGACCGGGATGTAGGCAGTGTCGCGGTAGCCCTCATGCACAGCCAGGCCGATCAGCGCAGTGGCGCTGAGTGACAGGGCGGCCAAGCGAATGCGGCTCATCGCTCGCAGCGGTCTTCGCGCACGTCCTTGTAAATGACGTAGACCTTGTGGCCGATCATCAGGACGGTATAGATCAGCGTGGCCCAGAGCAGGATTTCGGAGACCTGCACGCCCGCCACCGAGGCGATGCTGACTGACACTGGCGGGGCCGCCTTCGCTGCAATGGCGATCCCTGACTCGGTTGCGTGGTGCGTCGTGCTCACTTCATGTCCTTTGCATCGGTTCATCCTTGCGCCATGGCGCTCTCTTGGGTAGCTATTGTCTCCGTAAGAAAGCGCCATGGCCAGCCGCCTTATTGAGTTTGGCCGGCCAGGATTTCGTCCCGGCGCTCGGCGGTCAGGATGTCGATGCTCACCAGGTAAGCCAGCGCGTCCTTGGTGGACTGCAGGCCCAGATCGACCTGCGTCAATCGAGGGTCTTGCACGATGTCCATCCAGTCGTCGATCACCGGATCAGTGGACCGCGCAGCCTTGAGGGCCACACGTTCTGCGCTGGTGAACAGCAGCATGAACTCGACCGGCGAGACCTTGGGCGGAACCGGCGCGACAAGCTCGGGTGCAGGTGCGGGCTCGGGCTTCACCAGTTGACCATTGACCCAACCGTCACCGTTTGCAGCATCGTCTGGCACCTCGGTGTCGTAGAACGCTGCGATGGTCGGGTGGTACAGCTCGGCAGGGTTGCCGGGTGCAATGTCGCGAATGCGGTCGTTTTCGATCCATGCATATTTCATTGTTCTTTCTCCTTGTGCTCACCGCACCATCCTTCAAACATCATGAAGGGAAACAGCGAGATAGTGCTTTCGTCGGGGCGCAGAAACACCTGCGGGGGGTTGCGTCGGCAAAGCCCTTGGGTGTCTGTCTGCGGCAGGAAGTATTGGCAGGTTTGACAGGTCATATCAGTAACCCTCTGTCCACATCAAAAACACAAGACCGTTACC